TCTGAAATTAAAGTCGGTGATTGGGTTCATGTGTTAATAGTTGGTTTTAGGGCCGGCGAATATAAAAACGAACCAGCCTATCAAATAGAAAGTATTAACGGAGACGACTATATCGCAGTTCAGACGGAAGGTTCTTACGAACATCGAGTAACAGTTAAAAAAAGAAAATTGAGAAAATTATAAAGAGGTTATAAATGAAACAACTTACAGAAACCCAGTTAGTAGATAACTGGAACAAGTTGTTGCAACTAATAGAAGATACATTTGAAGGTGAACGGAAAGACCGATTACTTGAAATGTATAAGTTCTTTGAAGATAGAATGTTAGTTGCACCAGCATCAGGAAAAGAAGAATACCATTATTGTCATGTTGGTGGTTATGTAGAACACGTTCTTCATGTTGTAGATACCGCACTAAAGATGCAAGAAACTTATGAGTCTGTCGGTGGTCATAAGGATTGGACAGATGAAGAACTTATCTTCTCTGCCATGCACCACGATCTGGGAAAGGTCGGTGATTTAGTTGGGGAATACTATATTCCACAAGATAATGATTGGAGAAGAAAAACACTTGGTGAGGTTTTCACTCACAATACCGATATACAAAATATGAGAGTTACAGATAGAGCTCTGTTTCTATTGCAACACTTTGGGGTAAAGGTCAATCTAAAAGAAACTCTTGCCATTAAGGTATCTGATGGGCTCTATGACGAAGCTAACACATACTATATGAAAGTCTTTGACGCAAGTCGTTCTTTAAAAAGTCATTTACCAAACATTGTTCATTTCGCTGACCACATGGCAACATTGGCAGAATATGATGAATGGAAGCGTGGTGATGAAGATAACAAAGAAGAAATGGAAAGTAAATTAGAAAATATCAAAAATATTAGTGTTGGTAAAACTGAAACTAAACCTAAACAAGAACATACGGATGAAGTTTTAGAAAATAAACACAAAGATTTATTTGATGAGTTATTTGGAGATAAATCATGATTATAGAAATAGTATTAGGGTTATTTGTCCTTACAGAAGGATATGTAATATGGAATTTAACAAGAAAAACAGAATTACTTGAAACATGGATAGAAGATTTTAGTGATAGAATTGAACGAGTTCAACAAGAATTGAAAGACATAGATTCTACTGGTCATTTTGAATCTGATGATGAAATAGGAACAATATTTGAAAGTATAAAGGAAGTAGTTAATGATATCAGCAATTTCACAGCAAAGGAGTCATTTAGTGAGTAAAGTCCAAACGACATCAGAGGAAACACCAATAGTTGTAACACCAGTAAAGAAAAAGAAAAAGCCTAAAAATTATTATTTTAATATAGGAACTGAAAAGGCCATTATTAGATATAATAAAACAGATGAGGCTGCATTAAAGAATACAATTTATAGAGAACATATTGCGTATGCATTTGATAAACTTGCAGAAAATATGATTCATACGTTCAAGTTTTATTATTTTGATGTTCCATCAGAACAAGTAAAGCATGAAGTAGTTTCGTTTCTTGTAATGAATATGCATAAATTCAAGGAAGGTAAAGGTAAAGCCTTTTCTTATTTTAGTATTGTTGCAAAGAATTATTTGATTCTCCATAATAATAAAAATTATAAGAATTATAAGATTCATGACAAAATGGAAGTTCTTGATTATGGTAGTAATATAAGAACAAAGCAAGATAACTTGGATATTGCAAGTTTTAATGAAGAATATGTAACTCAGATGTTAGAGTATTGGGAAGAAAATCTTACTAATATTTTTAGACGTCAAAAGGATATACTTGTAGCCGACGCCGTATTAGAAATGTTTAGGCGGAGAGCGAATATAGAAAACTTCAATAAAAAAGCTTTGTATATTTTAATTCGTGAAATGACTGGTTCTAAAACTCAACATATTACTCGTATTGTAAATATTATGAAGAAATATAATATGAATCTTATGAAAGAATTCCGGAATACGGGTCAATTAGACACCGCAAACACAGGATCAATATTGTAACATTTTGAACATAAGTGTTACACTATTCTGTCATATATTGTTACACGAGTAGTAAAACTTCTAAAAAAACAAAAACCTCATTTTTTAATGGGAGTTTTTTGTGTCCCTATAACTTCACAAATATAGACACTTAAAAATAAATTAAATTATTTTTCTAAAATAGGGTACTTTGGTACAGTTTTTGTAGTATATAGGTGTAGACAACATCAAAAGGGTGAGGTCATAAACAAAAAAAGGAGAACTGAAATGTTCATAAACTTAATTAAAAAACTAAAGAGTAATAAAGGTAATTCACTTGCTGAATTCGCTGTTGTTACTGCTATGATGGGTGCCTTGGCAACAACTGCCGCTCCTAAATTTGGTGCTGTTGGTGATGGTGCAAAAGCACGTGCAACAATCGCTAACCTTGATAAAATCAAGACAGCGGCTAACAACTTCTACAACGCTAAAGTATCTGAAGAAGGTCGTGGAAGATTTCCAGGACAGATCAAGTATGATGAAAAAGTTGGTGGATTTGATCTACCAGCAAACACACTTACAGATGAAGCTCTGGAAACATATTTAGAAACTATTCTAAATGGTCAAACCGGATATGCATCTACATTAACTGATTATGTGTATGTCTTTTCAACAGCAGTAGGTGATGAAGATGCACTTGCAGGTGATTGGATGAGTTTCGTAGGAACTACACACCAAGTAGATGTTGGATTTGATGAAGATGGTGCAGTTGATTTTAAAAGTAATTTTGGTAATCAAGGTATTTCAAGTCCATTTCAGGATGGTGCTTACATCTATCTTGTAATCCCAGGGTCTGGTAGTGGTTCAGATGCTCAAGCTCCATGTATGATTGTAGCTGATGCTGAGAATCCTTCAGAACTTTTCAAAGTATTAACACCTTAATTTTCACAAGGAGAATGATAATGAGAAATAACAAAGGATTTACCCTTATTGAACTAATAATGGTTACGATTATTTTAGGTATTCTATCTGCCGTTGCTATACCAAGATACATGACAGCAGTTACCAACGCCGAATCTGCTGCAGAAGATGCAGTTATAGGTTCTATACAGGCTGGTTTAGAAATCTTTGCTACAGAACAACTGTTGGATAATGGTCGTAGGTCATGGCCTGATAATCCATTTGATGGTTTGGACACAAAGCCAAGTGGATACACTACAGATATTACGGATGCTGATGTTGATGGTGAGTGGACATTCAATACCACTTCATTACAGATTACACATCAACGTAATGATAATTCACGTGTTGGTTGGCCTTATGCAAAAGGTACACAAACAGGAGATACTGCTGATGTGGGTACTCTTGGTGTAAGAGCCAGTTTATAGGAAAATATTATTATGAATAACTCTGCTGGATTTACTTTAGCGGAATTAGTCGTAACTGTCGTATTAGTGGGGATACTTGCCGCATCAGCTATCCCCACTTTTAACAATGTGATGGTAAAGGCTCAACTCCAAACAAACCTATCTAATATGGAACTTATAAAGAATGCGTTTGTGAGGTATTACTACACAGCTCAAATGAATTTCCCGCCCGTACCAGAAAACGAACTACTTGATTCGGAATACAAAGATTTAGTTTTGCCTGATGGCAGGACACCTGATGATTTTTTTGATGGTAAAGTTGGTTTACCTTATAACAGTAATGGGAATCCATATACTTATTACCAAGAGAACGATACAAGTTCTACTGGATTTATATCACTTCAAATAATAATAAAAGATATGAATACAGATAGCCCATCGTATGAGGAATATGTAATCGGAGGAATTTAATGAACAGAGGGTATACGCTGATTGAAATGGTGGTAGTTATTCTTATAATCGGCATTATGAGTGCGGTAGCAGTACCGAGATACCAAAGAATAATTGAATTGAAAGAATTAGAAGCTGAAAAGGAATTTACTTCTCAGATATGGGAAGAATTAGAATTATATGCTGAAGAGCAATTAGTAGAAACAGGAGTAGAGAGTTGGCCTATTAACCCACTTTCTGTTTTAGGTCGTACAAGAGGAGTCATCGTTACTTTGGATTTGGGAATACCTGATGAAGATAATGAATGGCAATTTGATGGAACAGATTTATTTCATAGGAGAAGGAACAATGAGATTTGGTATTACAATTACAACGCTAGTAATTTCACTTTGTCTGAACTTCCAGTTAGGTTTTAGTCAAACAAGCTTCGGTGATGGTAAAGGAAACGGACAATTTCAAGGAATCCCTTGCGATGATACAGAATATAGAGATAATAATGGTTCACCTGCTTGGAAGAATTATGGTGGATGGTTGAGTGAATGTGATTCATTAGTAGATGCATATGAAGATTCTACATTTGCTATTATTCTTGAAAAACGACATAGTAAAAAATTAGAAGAAGATAGAAAAAGACAAGAAGAAATAGACAACATAGATACTGAATTGGATATGGATGCTATGTGGGAAAATACTATATGGGAAGAGATAGTAGAAATAGGCGAAGAAAGAATATATGAAGTAGAGAACATAACAGCAGTTGCTGGTGTTCGTGGTGCAGAAGCAGAAGATGAAGCCTTAGCACTTTTGTATTATAGACGAAGTATGAAAGGATTATCTAAATTAGATTTACAAAAAGCATTAGGTAAGTTAATGATTAAACGGCAGAAGATGTCTGATGATAGTGATACAAAAAAGATAGATAGTTATATTTTACAATTAAAAAGAAAGTTAAAAAACGCTTGACTTTTATAGTTTTTAGTAAATTCCAGTATAAATTGGAAAGGTATATTTAAAATGTTAATAGATGAAACAAAGTTAGAATGGATTTTGATTGCAACAATAGGTGTAATCTTAGCTTTTACATTTAGCAATTTCGGGAATGAGTCTATACGAAAAGAAGTCATAATTGACGAGAGTGCTTACGAAGATTACCCATTGATGGCTTGGGAAGATACACAAAAGAAATGGGATGGAGAACAGGGTGATGTTGTAAAGATTAAATATAGAGTTTTTAATGACGATACATTTATACAAATTGTTAATGATGAAAATGTTGTAGTCCATACCCAACCATTTCAGAGAAGTCCGTGGGAAGATGGTCGATACAGAGATTTTACATATACTTGGATGTTATACTATACAGAAGATTATGGCAATGATATTCCACCTGGAGAATACGAAATACGAGTTTGTTATAAACATTCGAGAAATGTTGATTTAAGTATTCTAATAATAATTTAATCGCAAAAAAAAGGGGAACAAAATTAAAGTTCCCCTTTTTCATTATCCGATAATAGCTATTTACGGAATAAACCCACCAACACCAACAATGCGACTAACCCAGCGAAACCGGATTCGCCAAAATTATTTATGATTGATGTCAGGTTACCAATAACAGTTACGCCAAAGATTCCACTTCCAAACAATACTTCGCTTACAGCTCCGATTGCTATGAAAGAGGCAAGTAGTTGAGCGATATCATCTACCCAACCTTTGACTAACGCGATGACTTCCTTCATTGTTTTCTCCCGTTTGTTATTCTTATCATTTAACAAAAAAGGGATTTTTAACTTCCGTTTTCTGTTGTCAAGAACTTCTCTCGACACTAATAAATATAATATATACGATATTTTGT